CAATTTGCCTGTTGTAAGTGTACATGTAAATGTTCCACTTGTGCCAATTTCTTCGCATACAAATTTCTTAGTTGCTTTTTGCTTTACAATATAACCTTCTTTAACTGCTGTGCCGTTATGAAAGTTTACTTTGATTTCATTTCCGCCTGCTGTAGGGCCTACGCCTGCTACACCGAAATATCTTTTGTTAAGTGGTCTACCCATTTTGTTTCTCCTTGTTATTGCCGTTCTAGGGCTACGAGGATGGTGTTCCCCATAAACACTGTTTGTGTATTCATATTTAGTCAAGTAGTCAAAAAAATAGACTCCGAAGAGCCTATTTTCTTTAGTAGTTAAAGTGTAACTTAGCTGAATGTTACGTTGCTGATTGCAACTTCACCTAGGTAGTCACCAGCGTTACCAAGAGATGACGCAGTGTTTGTTAGTTCAACATAACCATAACGTGTCATGAAACCAACTACTGGCTCTAGTGTTGCTGGGTCAAGTACTGTACCGCTTGACATCAGTGGGATGTATGGGCAGTAGAACGCTGCTGCGTCTGCTTCACTTGAACCTTTGTAACCAACTAGTACTGCTGTGTCGTCTGCTGCGTATGAGTCAACATAAACACGCATTGCGCCATTTAGTGTACCAACGAATTTTGTATTTGTTGGTGCTTCAAATGCGCCTTCAGTTGTACGAGCAAATGCGCTTGTTGTAGCTGATTGTAGTACTGTTAGTGCTTGTGGTGATACAACTGCCCAGTTACCTGCGCCGCGGCGTGTGCGCTGAGCAATTTTGTTAGCAACACGGTTCATAAGAACTGCTAGTGCCGCATGCTCGTCACCAACAAATGTTGCTGTACCGCTTACTGACGATTGGTTAAATGTTTCTTCAGTTGCTGCTAGAGCACGTAGACTATATAGGATCTCTTGGTCGATCTCAGCAGTAATTTCTTGTGCTAGAGCTGCCATGATTTCAGCTTCTACGTCTAGACCATGCATTGAGTTAGCGTCTTGTGCTGCTTCAAAAGTCCAACGTGCTGATAGCTTACGTGTTTTTGCTTCAACAGCTTGCTTTAGGATTTGTACACTAATTCTGTTACCAGCTGTACCTTCCATTGCGCTTGTTGAACCTGCTTTACCGTCTGTGCTTGTAACACCTGGCGCACGACCGGAATAACCTTGTGCGATACGGAATGGTGATAGTGCTTCGTCACCGGCTGATGAGTCTGTGCCCGGAGCACCTGATGCGCTTGATGTAAAGTTATCTGCATAACGCACACGTAGTGTGTGGATCTGGCTTACCGGACCCTGCATTGGCTGAACACCAACGATTTCGTTAGCAATAACTGTTGGCATAACACGACGGATAACTGGTAGGATAACACGGTTAAGTGTTGCTACGTTACCTGCTGCAGTTGCGCCTGATGTTGCGTTTTCCATCAAACCACGACGTGTGTTTTCTAGGATTACACTCATTGTGCTGCGCTTGGAACCATCTAGACCCTCGAGTAGGGCATCTCTAGTTTCTCCCCAGCGACTTTCTTCTAAGAGTTTGTTACTCATTTTTTTATTTCCTTTTCTCAGAATGGTCTTATTTCAGACCTGCCAAACGCTTGATTTCAACAATGTTACCCGCATCGTTATTTTCGAGGACCTTGGCTGTCCTATCTCCAGTTGCTACACTGGTAATTGATTCATTAATCATAGATTTTTGAGTATTTTTACCATCCATTACAGCTGGCAAATACTTGTCAAATTGTGATTTTAATTTACTAGTCGAAACACTTTCTAGTAGATTGGACATCAACGATGCCTTATCTTTTGAAAGATTTCCTAATAATTCATTGATTGTTTTTTCGCGAGCAACACTTTCGTTAATTGCTGCAATTTCTGCTTCTTTAGATTCAACAATAGCAGTAGTTGATTCAACTTTTGCTTTTGCTTCTTCTAAAGTTAACTGCATTTCATCAAGGGTAGTTTTGAGTTTGCGGATTTCCGCATTCTCATTAAGATGAGTAGCAGCGAATTCACTAGAAAATGCTTCAAACAACTTACGTCCGAAGTTATTTTTCTGTGCATCTTCAATGTCTTCTTTGAGCTGACTGATTTCTGCTCTTAGTGTTTGGTTAACTGCTTCACTGATTGCTTTGCCACTTTTTGTAACAAAATCTTTTTTCAGTGAATTAAACTTGTCTTTTGCTTCAGCAACTAATTTAACCTTAGTTGCTACAAGATCTTGCTTGTCTTCTTGGAATTCAGCAATCTCTCTTGTAAGGCCTTCAGCAACAAAAGCGTCTAGCTTTTGAATTGCTTGTGCGTTTACTTTGCGATCTTCGCGGAACTCTTTGATTTCTTTAGCAAGTATGTGTGTTAGGAAATTCTCAAATTTTTGAGATTGTTCGGATAACTTAGCAAAAGTCGCTGCTCTATCTTCTGAGATCTTTGCTTTTTCTTCAGCAATCTCATTAATTTCGCTAGTTAGACTTTCAGTAACCATACGGTCTAAGGCTTCTACCATTTTTGCTTTATCGTGCTCATAGCGGTTAGCAAACTCCGAGCGCATTTCAGTTTCGACTTCCTCACGGATAGTCGAAACTTTATCATTCCAAGCTTCTTCAAGTTGGCTTTGTGCTTCTTCGTTTAGCAAACCGCTGTCGATTAATGGTTTTAAAGCGTCGAACATACGTTTCTCCTGTACTTTACAGTTTTAGTTCATTGATGAATCTTTTAATAGACTCAGTTAGATACTTCTGGACACGACGGTCCTCGATTGAATCTCCTGCCATGTCAAACATTGCTTGACCGCCTTTCATATTCATTAGCGATTCGTAAATAGCTTTTGGATATGCGTTTGGTGCAGAAGGTTGAGCCACAACATCAACAGTGACAATTTCAAAGTTTTTAACTTCGCCGTTAGACTCGTTAACTTCTCCGCTGCCTCTACTACTGACGCCTAGTTTAACGCCGCTTTCAAGCATCGTTTGAACTAGTTGACCCATTGGAGTTGGTAAAATTTTCAATTTACCGTAGCCGTTTGGGCCATCCATCCACATCTCTGTAATCATGTGACTCACACGATCAAGATTAACTCTTAGGTTACTTGGATGGTCTACTTCACCGAGGACACTGTTACCCCCGGTGAGTTGTTCGTTAATGGTTTTAATTGCATTATTGATTTCTGTAACAGGGTATATACGCTGGTTTGCGTTTTTAACACCGCCTTGAATGCAAATCCCTTTCATGTAGAGATTTTTGCCGTCATCACTACTTTCAGTAACAATACCTGCTTGATCGTAATTTAAATGCTCTACTAGGGATACCATAATTATTCGCCTTTCTTAGGCGCCGGTGCTTTTTCTAAACCTTGCTTTGCGCCTGGCTTATTTTTATTACCTGCATCGTTTGTTTTTGGTGCTGCTACTTTACCGCCTGCTTCTTCGCCGCCTTGTGCGATGTTGCTTGCTGTGCCGCCCATATCGTTTTTACCAGCTACAGTACTATCTGCTTTGTGGTCTTCACCTTTTGGTGCTGCTACTTTTTCTGTATATTCACGAACGATTTCTTCTTCGTTGTCTAGCTCTTCGTCAGCTTCTTCAAATGCAAATTCTTCTTCCATTTCTTCTTCTGCTTCTGGCTCGTCGTAGTCGGCTGACATGGCGTCGAATTCTGCTTTTAGCTCGTCTAAAGCTGCTTCTAGGTCAACTACACGATCTTCGATTTCTTCGTGCTCGTCTTCCATATCATCGTCCATGTCATCGTCCATGTCATCTTCGTCATCGTCTTCACCTACGTTAACGTCCATGCCTTCTTCATCAGATTCAATGTCACTGACAAAATTGTCAGTTTGATCTTCTTCGACTTCTGCGTCAACAGACTCTTCGTTAACTAGATTGTTGTAAATCTCACGGCTCTTTTCTACTACTATTTCGTGAAATAGCTCTTGAGCCTGTTCTTCATCCTCGTTGATGATAAATTCAACAAGTTTCTCAAATTTGTTCATTGGCGTATACTCCTTTACCACTATGGGGCTATAAGAGTATTTACACTAAATTCAGACAAGGTAGAGAAAACGGCGTATTTTTACGCCTTTTTGGATTTTCTAATCATTCTAGATTATTTATAATATCAATATCATAGAAAAGTGCTAATAAATTAATTATTCCCCAGTTGGGCCATATATTTGTTTAAGACGATTTACTTCGTTTTTCTTCTCAATATCACGCACATCATTCATACGTCTTAGTTTGTGTATTTGTCTTAGTGTTAGTTTTGTTTTACGAGTATCAGAAAACTGTACCTGAGATTGGTCATCCTCTACTGACTGATAAGGTTCAGCATAGTCTTTATTAGCGGCAAAAAATTCAAGTAGTTTCATATGTTGTCTCCAAAAGTATTTATGTCGTTTCTGGAGTATCTACATCGCCAATGTCTACAGTATCAGCTTCGGCTTCAGCAGTTTCTTCTGATTCAAGATCGCCAATGGTTTCCAGATCTCCGCCAATGTCACCGGAACTAATTCCTACATTTCGTAAATCGCTGCTAGAAGTATTTGAATCGACGTTCATTTCGCCTTGTTCTTCAAACCACATTTGTTCATTTTCTTTAAGTTCGAGATCTGTTAAACCTAGATACTTCTTCATCATAAAGCGTTTACTCATATAGTCAGTTCCGGATATAGCTGTAAAGCTTGAAATTCTACTACTATCTAGCTCAATTTCTCTGTATCCAGCAAAGTTCATTGGTTCTGACAGGTTAATATCAAAAATACTACTATCAATATTAAACCCTCTAAATGCCAAGAATGTTTTAAACTCTCTATCCATTGTAGCAGAAATTAGTTTTTGAATACGCTTTAAGTATTGGTTAAATCTAAATTCTTGAATAAGAGCAGTAGTAACACGCCCGTCTGAATAGCTTTGTGTTCCATCTTCTGGTCCAGTTGGCAAGTAACTGCTAGGCACACGCAAACCACGTAGTAGTTTATTGTTGAAGTATTTCAAATCATCAATCTGTCCTAAGTTCTCGCCGCCTGGTAGTGTTTCGACTTTTGATCCACGTCCTTCGGCAGTCTGTGGAAAGAAGTAGTCTTCGTTTGTACTTAATGGATTGTATGTACTGTCCATCATACTAGTACCGCCACCGCTTTGAGTAGGAATACGCCTTTGGTGAATTTCGTTTTTAACACGTTCGACAAACTGCATAGCAATATGGCTAGGCATGTTGCCTACGTCAATGTAAAAAACTCTACGCTCTGGCGCACGTTGTACACGATAGATTAGAATAGCGTCTTCTAGTAGTTCTTTTTGTTTAAATGTTTTAAACACTGTTTCTAGTATGCTAACACCAAATGGCCAATTAGGATCAAGTCCTTCAGTTAAACTGAAATGCAAAATATGTTCAGCATCAACAGAAACTTCGCCGGCATCAGTAGTAAAACGTGAACCACCTGTGTATGCTTGATTTGGCATTGAGTATCCGCTTGAATAACCGCCTTGGTTAGGAGAACGCATATGAGTATCTGTACTTGACTCGTCGGTTGCTGTTAAATTTCCAAAATTTGGACCTAAGTCTTTAATAAAATATTTTTCAGGCTTTTTTCCTTGACTTTCATTAACAACAACCTTGGTTACTTTGTGCATATCTGTCCAAAACAGTTTAAATGTTTCTGGGTCACGGATAAACACTTGGTCACCGTATTTGCATACATTTCTAAACAGTTTTGTAATACGCTTGTCAAAATCTTGAAGATTATACCATTGTTGTAGCTGGGTTGAGATAATATCACTCTCAGTATCGGTTACTTTATCGTTGTACTTGATTGTAAACGCTGTTTCTGTATCAACACTTTCTTGTGTGCCAAACTCAGCAATAGTATCTAAAGCACCATTGATCTCAGGATCTTGGTCCATGCTTTCATATTGATTGTATCTTTCAATACGATTTGGATGTCCGCTGTACACGTCTGGTAAGCCGCTGCCCCAGTTTCTGTACCCCACATCCGGTCCGTAGTCACTGGAGTTTCTGCCACTGATTGGACTCATTGCTCCACTCGTATTAACTTTAAAATGCTTTTTATATGCCATTGTTTAAATGTTTTCCTGATATAGTATTTATGGTTAGGCGTTAGGCTCTAGAATACGCATTAGTCCTAGTGATAATGTTAGTCTGATCAATTGATCTCACAAGTTGATCTAACTTTTGCGTCGACGCAGTCATTTGCTGTAACATATTTTTAGTTAAATTAACTAACTCTGTGTTGTTTGTTGTAGTAGTATTGTTAACAATACCAACTGTTGGTTCGCTATCATTAACTTGCTCAGATATATTATTATTAACAATATTAGATAAATCATTTGCCAATTGGTTCAGCGGGCTAAATTCCGTATTAAATTTATCCCTAAAACTAGTTAGTCCTGTTGTTATTATATTACCAATATCATCAGATGTCAAGTTTTCAAACGTACTAAGATTCATGTTTACTGGATCAGACGTCAA